GACTTACACTTGGTCAATTTAGCCAAGTCGTAGTCAAAGCCGGAGACAGTATAAACAAGTTTGGAGGCAATACTGCTGCTGGGGGAGAAATTTTAGCGAAAAATTTAAAAAACCTAGCAACAGCGGCAGATGGCAGATTCAGAACTAGTTTATTAAGAATGGGCATGGACTTTGAGCAACAGGGTGTTGCAATGGCTGATTATATCGGTCAACTGGCAGTTGCAGGAGAAAACATAGGAAACTTAGATACTAGACAAGTTACTAAGGGTTTTTATGAAATGACCAAACAACAAAAAATATTAGCACAGTTTAATGGTATAACACTAGATCAACAAAGAGCACAAATTAAAGCACAACAAAAAGATGCAGAACTACAAGCAGTGATGCTTGGTATGACTTCAGAACAAAAATTAGCAATGGGTGCATCGATAACAGAGTTTGAAAAATTAGGCGGTCCTGCATTTGGACAATTTGCAAAAGAATTATTGGCACATAATGGTGCCATAAGTGCTCAAACTATGTTAGCAACACAGAATCAACCAGAACTAGCAGCCAACCTGACATCATTAATACGAGGAATAAAAAGTGGTACTAAGGACATGTCCGATGTTACATCAGCAATTCAAGGTGTTGATAAAACTGCACTTATGGAAGGTCAGAAGCGTAATGCAGAGTTGGTCAAATTGGGTATTGGTACTGGTATTAGTAATGCCGCAATCATCGCTGCAAAAGATGCTTTTATACCAAATCAAGAAGCAATAGCAAAGTTTACTAATGGTGTGCTAGATAAAATTGTTGCAGATATAGATAACATTGATGTGAGCAGAGTGATCAAAACAATGGGGAATTTAGATACAGTTATGGTTGCAGTAGCCAATGGTGGACAAAGCATTAAAACGTCTATAGAAAAACTTGCTACGGACTTGTTACAAAGACAGACGGCTGGAGGGATCGCCCAAGGTGCAGCGGGATTCGCTGACAACTTAAAGGACTTTACTGCGTTTCTTACTGAGAATAAAGGAAAGATAGGCAGTGCTATTAGCAAAGCAATTGAAGATGGAATGACAAAGGTATTAAACAAGGTGTTACCAGACTCACTGCAAATTTCTGACAAATTTTATGGTGGGCCGATTGGATTAGGACAAACTTCAGTGGTTGGCGAAAGTCGTCCGGGCGGAAGAGGTGAACTTATTACTGCTGGCACAGATATGAATGTAGTTAACAATGAAAATAGTCAGAGTATCGTAGGCACATTAAAAGGTGTAGCAGATAAAATGGCATCAATGAGTGCGGCACAACGAATGGACCCAGACGCTATGAATGCTATGAAACAACTACCTGGGTTAGTTATGCAACTTACTGATGTAGTGAGAAGTACAAGCAGAGATAACTCTGATGCACTGAATAACCTAAGTTACAATATTTAAATTAGGTTAAATACAGTACTGGTGTTATAATAACAGTAATACCAACTATAGAATATACATAGGAATAAAATATGTCGTGGAAAAAATACTTCAAAACTGTTAATCTTAGTCCTTTAACAAATGCAGGGCCAGCAGATAGCAGTAATAGCGAATTAAAATATAGTAACTATGCAAGTACTTTGCCAGAAGTGTATGTTGGACATGCTAACAGAGTTGAACGATACAGTCAATATGAGAACATGGATGTTGATAGTGAAGTTAATGCGGCACTAGACATACTTGCTGAATTCTGCACACAACTCAATGGTGAGAACGGAACAGTATTTGACATATATTGGCATGAGACGCCAAGTGATAGTGAAATTGATACAGTTAAGAAACAGTTACTTAACTGGAATAACTTAAATGAATTTAATAAACGAGCATTTAAAATCTTTAGAAATGTTTTAAAGTACGGAGATCAAGTGTTTATTCGTGATCCAGAGACTTTTCAATGGAGTTGGGTAGAAATGACCAACGTTAACAAAGTTATTGTTAATGAAAGTGAAGGCAAAAAGCCCGAGCAGTATGTTATTAAAAATCTTAATCCAAACTTTCAAAACTTAACGGCTACACAATTAAACTATTCTGACGACCGTGGCAGAGGTGGTGGAGATTATAAACAAAGTGGTTTTATTCAACCTAGCAACATTTATACTAGTCAAAGTTCTAGTGTAGGAAGATTTGACAGAAGTCTCAATGAGACTGGTGTCGATGCTAATCATGTTGTGCATTGTAGTTTAACAGAAGGATTAGATACTAACTGGCCCTTTGGAAATAGTATACTTGAGAACATATTTAAAGTTTTCAAGCAAAAAGAATTACTTGAAGATGCTATTATTATCTATCGTATACAAAGAGCACCAGAACGTAGAGTGTTCTACGTTGATGTAGGTAACATGCCAGCACATATGGCTATGGCTTTTGTTGAAAGAGTTAAGAATGAAATACATCAAAGACGTATTCCTAGTCAAACAGGTGGTGGAGCCAGCATAATGGATACAACATACAATCCATTAAGCACAAATGAAGATTATTTCTTCCCACAGACTGCTGAAGGCAGAGGAAGTAAAGTTGAGACATTGCCAGGTGGAACTAACTTAGGTGAAATTGATGATTTAAGATTCTTTACAAATAAATTATATAGAGGACTGCGTATTCCAAGTAGTTACTTGCCTACAGGACCTGACGAGAGTGCTGCACCATTTACTGATGGCAGAGTTGGTACTGCACTTATACAAGAATATAGATTTAATGAATATTGTAAAAGACTACAACGTCTTGTTTGCGAAACTTTTGATAAAGAATTTAAAATGTTCCTCAAATGGAGAGGCTTTGAACTAGACAATAGTAGTTTTGAATTAAGATTTAATGAGCCACAGAATTTTAGTAAGTATAGAGAAACTGAAATGGATGGTAATAGAATTAACACGTTTACACAGTTAGAACAATATCCTTATATGAGTAAACGTTTCTTAATGGGTAGATTCTTAGGACTTAGTGAAGAAGAGATGAGTCAAAATACTAAACTATGGAAAGAAGAAAACTTAGAGGACCAAGAAGCAAGTATACCAAATATGAGAAGTGTTGGTATAACACCAGGAAAAATAGAAACTGACTTAGACGCATTTACTCCTCCGCCAGAAGAAGGTATCGAAATACCAGGTGGTGGTGGTGAAGAAGGTGGTGCTGATCAATTAGATGCCGCTGGAACTGCAAGTCCAATTCCAGGTACTCCGCCTTCTATCGGCGCAGAAGAACCTTCTGCGTAATAAATAGTAGTAAGGAGACTATCGTGTTAATTAAAGATTTAATCGTTGAAACTAAAGAAATTAATCCCTTACAGGATTTAGCAGATGACAATAGTATTGCCCAAAAGTCAGATACTAGAAAAACTAGACTTACTCTTGAGCAAATTTCTAAATTGCGTAAACTTAATGATATAAAAATCAACGAATATCAAAGTGATCTTAAAAATATCAAATCACAATACGGTGCACCAGCTGCGGAACCTGTGGTATAATAATCAAAATTATCTTTTTGATTCAAAAAACCTACTTAAATTATAAAAATAAACTTAGCAGTTAAATACATAATAATGCCTCAATAGGGCATATGCAAACATGCCTTAAAGGAGCCTTGAATTATGTCAGAAAAATTTAATGAATTAATAGAACTTATCATCTCAGAAGAGACAGATAAAGCAAAAGCACTTTTCCACGATATTGTTGTGGATAAGTCAAGAGGAATATACGAAAACTTAATAGACGACGAAGCAGTTGATGAAGCAGTTGAAGAAACTGATGAAGCAATGGAAGAGTCAGATATTGATGAAATAAGTGACGAACAAACTCAAGACTTTATCAGTGATATCGATGCAGACCAAGAAGGTTTAGCAGTATCAGAAGAAGCAGATGAAGATGAGATGGAAGAGCGTTTAATTTCAGTAGAAAACGAAATGGACGAATTAAAAGCAGAATTTGAAAAAATTATGAGCGGCGAAGACGATGAAATGGATGCAGATATGGATATGGATGCAGATATGGATATGGAGCCAGAAGGCGACATGGATATGGACGACGACATGGATATGGACGACGACATGGAAGAGTCAATTGCTGAAGGCGCTGAAATGAAAGCAGTAAATATGTCTAGTACAGACGGTAGTGATACAAATGCTTCAATGAAAGAGCCTAACAAAGATATGAAAACAACTGCTAAAGCATCAATGTCAACAGGCAGTGCAGAAACAGGTAGAGCAGCACCAAAAGCACAAGACATGGGCAGTACTACAGTACCTAATCAGAAAAAAGTTTAAGGTAGGTTAGTTATATGAACTATCTTAGAGAACATCTTACTTTCGATAATGCAAAAATCGTTTTAGAAACCACTAACGAAGGTAAAGATCTCTTTATGAAAGGTATTTGCATTCAAGGCGGAGTCAAAAACGCCAATGAACGAGTTTACCCTGTTGATCAAATTTCTATTGCAGTTAAAACACTGAATGAGCAGATCAGCAAAGGTAATTCTGTTTTAGGCGAAGTAGACCATCCAGATGATTTAAAAATTAATTTAGATCGAGTATCACATATGATTGAAAGTATGTGGATGGATGGGCCAAATGGCTTCGGAAAATTAAAAATATTACCAACTCCAATGGGTGTTCTAGTAAGAACCATGTTGGATAATGGAGTAAAACTAGGAGTTAGTTCAAGAGGGAGCGGAGAAGTCGCGCCTGGCAGTGGTAACGTGTCTGGTTTCGAAATTGTCACTGTAGATATAGTGGCACAACCAAGTGCACCGAATGCATATCCAACAGCCATATACGAAGGCTTACTAAATATGCGTGGAGGGCACAATGTACTTGAAATGGCCCGCGAAGGCGGAAAAGGAAAAGTACAAAAACACCTGAAAGACGAAGTAATGCGTCTCATCAGGGACTTAAAGATCTAGGAGACCAAAATGCTAGATGCAATCAAACCATTATTGGATAGTGATCTCATTAACGAAGATACTAAGACTCAAATCGCTGAGGCTTGGGAAGCAAAGTTAACTGAGACTCGCGAGCAAGTCAAAGTTGAACTTCGTGAAGAATTCGCGAACAGATACGAGCATGACAAATCTGTTATGGTCGAAGCATTGGATAGGATGGTTACTGAGAATCTAACAACTGAACTAAAAGAGTTTGCAGAAGAGAAGAAGAACCTTGCAGAAGACAGAGCAAAATTTGTTGGTAAAATGCAAGAGACAACTTCAACTTTTGATAAATTTTTAGTTAAGCAATTAGCAGAAGAGATTAATGAACTCAATGTTGATAGAAAGGCTCAAAACGAGCATGTTAGTAAACTAGAACAGTTCATACACGCACAATTAGCAGAAGAAATTACTGATTTTCAAAAGGATCGTCAAGATGTTGTTGAAACTAAAGTAAGGCTAGTTAAAGAAGCACGTGGACAGTTTAAGACTCTTAAAACAAAGTTTATTGAGAAATCAGCAAACTTAGTTAAGGAATCAGTAGCAAACAATCTAAATGCTGAAATCACTCAACTAAAAGAAGACATCGATGCAGCCAAAGAAAATACATTTGGACGCAAAATTTTTGAAGCATTCGCAACTGAATTTAGTGCAAGTTACTTAAATGAGAATCAAGAGATTAAAGACCTCAAGAAGATCGTTGAAGGAAACGAAAAATCATTAAACGAAGCAAACGAAGCGGTTGCAACAAAATCTCAACTTATTGAGACTAAAGAAAAAGAAATAATTCAGATTAACGAAAATGCAAAACGCAAAGAAAGTATGAACGAATTATTGAAACCACTTAATAAGGATAAAGGCGCAGTAATGCGTGACCTTCTAGAAAGTGTTCAGACCAGTAAACTTAAAACTGCATATGATCGCTACCTTCCAGTTGTTCTAGACGGTAACTCTGCTATAAAATCAGAAAAGAAATTAGTAACAGAGAGCCGTAAGGCAGTAACTGGTAACAAAGAAGTAAAAACTCAACCTGTGATAATCGACGATAATGTTGTTGAATTACGCAAGTTGGCAGGCTTAAAATAGAGTACTAAAAGGAGACACAAAATGTCAGACGTACTATTAGAAGGTCGTTGGGGCTCAACAAAAGATGCTCTTCTAGAAGGTTTAGAAGGCAACAGAAGAAGCTCAATGGCAGTTGTTCTAGAGAACACAAAAAGATACCTTTCAGAGGCAGCAACAGCTGGTTCTACTACATCAGGTAACATGGCAACACTAAACAGAGTAATTTTACCTGTTATAAGACGAGTTATGCCAACAGTAATCGCTAACGAAATCGTTGGTGTTCAACCAATGCAAGGACCTGTATCTCAGATCCATACACTAAGAGTTAGATATGCAGAAGCTGCAGATTCAACTGCAAGTGCACCATTTGATACAGATGTTATTGCAGGTGATGAAGCATTATCACCATTCAAGATTGCTACTGCATATTCAGGTAGTTTAACAACTGGAAAAGGCGCAACTTCTGCGGCTAAAGAGGGAACTGGTGGAAACAAAATTAGTATCCAAATCTTAAAGCAACCTGTAGAAGCAAAAACAAGAAAGTTACAAGCAAGATGGACTTTCGAGGCAGCACAAGATGCACAATCAATGCACGGTATTGATGTTGAAGCAGAAATCATGGCAGCACTTGCTCAAGAGATTACTGCAGAAATCGATCAGGAAGTAATAGGATCATTAAGATCACTAGCCGCTACTGAAGAGACATTTAACCAAGCAACAGTATCTGGTACAGCAACATACGTTGGTGACGAGCATGCCGCTTTATCAGTTCTTATAAACAGAACTGCTAATAAGATTGCACAGAGAACAAGAAGAGGCGCAGGTAACTGGTCAGTTGTTTCTCCTGAAGCATTAACAGTACTACAAAGTGCATCAACTTCTGCGTTCGCAAGAACAACAGAAGGTACTTTTGAAGCACCTACAAACACTAAGTTTGTTGGAACTTTGAACGGCGCAATGAAGATATACGTAGATTCATATGCCGCTGATTCTACAGCAGTACTAGTTGGATACAAAGGTTCATCAGAGACAGATGCAGCAGCATTTTATTGTCCTTATATTCCACTAATGAGTTCAGGAACTGTATTAGATCCTGATACTTTTGAGCCAGTAGTTTCTTTCATGACAAGATATGGATATGTTGAGTTATCAAACACAGCAGCATCTCTTGGTAATGCAGGTGACTATGTTGGTGAAGTTGCAATGAGTAACATCACTTTCTCATAAGATTAGAGAACAAACATTGAGGGGAGGATTTTTCCTCCCTTTTTTGTTGACAAAATTATCTATGTAAAGTATTATTAA